CCTAAGACAGACGGTTTCACTCGTGTATCAGCAATGAGCCAACAAGGCCTATGCTTCACAGACACTAACGAACAAGTTGCGGCTCATGCTCCAACTAACGCTAACTCTGTTACACAGTTAATCCGTAACATCATCAAAGCATGGCGTGAGGCTCGTAACCCAGGTCGTCCAACAGTTGTTCTTTCTCCAATTGAAGAACAGGCTCTATTATCAGAATTAACTGGTGGTGCTGTTTACTCTGCACAATCTGGTAATTCTATCAATGCTGGTTTAACAGCATTGGGTGATGAGTTATTGGCTACTGGTATGTTGCGTAACCTATACGGTTGCACAGTGATTTTCACAACATTCTTACAACAAGGTATCACACGCACAGTTGGTCGTGGCGATGCTACTTGCCACATTGGTGCGGCTTTTGGCCCTCAAGCACTTACAACTGTTATGGTTAAAGGTCTTGACATCTCCATGGGCGATAAGGATGGCGGCTTACAAACTTGGATTACAGGTCTTGGCTACTTTGGCTCAGGCGTTGTTGACCAGGCTCGTGGTTGCGAAATCGCGATTGTTGACGCATACATCTAATCAAGGGCAGGGATTGGGCGGGTGTTCAATCCCATCTAGGAGACAAATATGGCTTTAACGAGTTTTTTACAATATACTGATAGTTCACTACAGATTACCTACGATCGTTCAGGTAATCCCACAGTGGGACTTTACAAAGTTTCAATTGCAAAACCCAGTGACATTCAGTTCTATGACCGTGCGGCCTATCGTAGAATGGAACAGGTAGTGCAATCAGACAGTCTCTTTGAGGGTGATACTGATCTCTACATTAATTCTACTCTATTTCCTAAAGCCTCTATTGAATTGATTAATTTGTTAGAGTTTGGATGGTGGACTGCTTATGTTGAACGCACTCTAGGTGCTTTCTACTATCAGGCCGCTAGAGATGGTCAACCTACTATCTCTCCAGGCACATTCCCAGCAACAGGTAAGATCACAGTTCCTACCCCAGCAGACGGAATAACAATGACAGCATTCAATCCAGGCAAATTGGCCAAGCAAAACCAAACATTGATACAGTTGGAAATTTACAAGGCAGTGGAGATCTTCTACTCAACCTTGGTAACTGACAACTCAAACATCAATGAAAAGGATGCGGCCAACTTCCAATTTGCTCGCAAGAGATTTGAGGAAGAATGGGAAAAAGCCATCCAAGAAAGTTATTTCTATGACCAGAAGGCTTTGGGTTTCATTGGAACCTATCAGCAACAATGGTTACAGGACATCAACTTCTTTGAAGGCGATAGGAGATATTTCTAATGCCGTTATTCACTGCTTCAGATGTTATCAGTATCATTAACACAGCCAAGGCCACCACAACTGGCACCAACCTAGTGGAAGTGTTTACTGAATTTCCTTCAGATGTCAACAAGATATCAGAAGGCATCTATGTGGCTAGAATATATCAAGCAGATAGAATTATTCATAGCAATGGTATCTTAGCTGGTGGACATATCTACTGGGTTAAGGACCGTGTTGAAATGTATGTGGTAAGCCAACAGGTTAATTCATTCGTGGACAACCTGTTGAGCTTGATAGTTGGAGTTTTAGACAATGACTTATTCGTAAGTGCTGGCTATTTCCAACGCGAACATGTCATAGAACAACAATATGTAAACAATTCAGAACGATATAAAATCGTATTTGATCTAACTAGATTACAAACTATATAAGGAAGAAATAAAATGGCAAATTTAAATGTCAGTAGTCCAAGTAGTTTTGTGTCCTTGCTAATTAGTGCGGCGCCAACAGCGTTAGCAACAATTGGTAGCTGGACAGCTACAACTACAAATGTGTTAGCAGTTCCTGCACTACAGGATATCACTGTTACTAACAGTAACGGCACATTCCGTTGGGTGCAATTGGATAGCACAAGTCGTAATGTTGTTACAACACCAGCGACAAACTCATTGAACTTCAACATCGTTCTTGACGATGCTAGTTTCTTCACTACAACAGTAGGTGGAAGCAATAGTTCTAAAGGTTTGTTAGGTCTAAGTAATAACAAAGACCGTGTTTACTTCCAATTCAATTGGGGAGGTGGCACAAGCCACATTACTACAGGCTCTGGTTTCTTAGCAAACCTAGCACCTAAAGTTACTCCAGATCAACCAGTTTGGTTGTCACCACTTGTAATTGAAGTGGATGGAAATTACTACAACTCTTAATTGAGTTAAAAGACGGGGGTTTCCTTAGGGGAACCCTTTGTCACGAGTAAATATAACAAACGGGATATACAGTTATGATATTTGACAATCACACAGTTCAAGAACTACTGCAAGGACTTGAAGCAGAAGTGGCCAAGAGCATCTCAGAACTTAACCACGCACAGCAAGACATTGAAAAAGCGCAGAATAGAAACAAATTTATTCTAGCAGTTATTCATCATTTAAAAACAAGGATATAAAGATATGACAACACTCAAACTTAGATTCCACCAACAAAAGGCACAGTCCAAATCTCGTAAAGACAGATTAGGAAATCCTATTGAATGGCATTTGACATTTGAGCAATGGTTACAGATTTGGACTGATTCAGGATTTCTACATTTAAGAGGAACCAGTAAAGGTCAATATTGTATGTCAAGAAAAAATGACATAGGACATTATGAGGTAGGCAATGTGTTTATACAAGCCAATGCTGATAATCGTAAAGATGCCTCTCTAGGAGTTAAACAACGCCCAGAGACTATTGCTAAAAGAATTAAAAGTAATACTGGCAAGAAACGCTCGCCAGAAATATGCCAAAAGTTATCCCAAGCATTTATGGGAAGAACACCTTGGAACAAAAAACTTGATATGGAGATTTTATAATGAATTTGAAGGACCTAGCGGCAAAACCCCAACTAATTAAAATCACTATTGATGACCAAGATATTGTGTCAATCTACGGTGAACCCCTTGACTTTTACACATGGGATCGCCAGCCTATGGATACATTCCTTAAAGTAGCGGCCAGTCCTGATAAGAGCTTTGGTGCGATGGCATCAGTGCTAAAAGACATGGTAATGAATGAAGATGGCACGCCTGCTATTGAAGATGGATATGTATTACCACCCAAGGTTATGATTGCCGTATTCAGCAAGATGGTTGAAACGCTGGGAAAGTAACTGGGGGTGAGTTTGATCCCAAGGGACCAGAAGTTTATGTGGCTGTAACATTAGATCAATTGGCACAAAGATATGGTCTATTGCCAAGCCAGGTATTACACACCGCAACAACATTTGATTTGGAAATTTTAGATATTGCCAAATCATATGAAAAGTATCAACACAATAAGGCCAATGGTGTAATGCCAGAGGTTAAACAGGATATATTGTTAGAAGCAATTAAAAAGGTGCAGAGCGAATGACTGTAAAATTTAGTATTCAAAACACGCAGTTCAAAGCCAAGTTGGCTGATCTAGCCACCATTCAACAGCTGGCTATGCCACAACTTGAAAAAGAATTTGTCAAGAATACTCCTATTGCAACAGGCAATGCCAAGGCCAATACACGCCTAAGTGGCCTTGTAATTGAAGCTGATTATCCCTATGCATTTGTGTTAGATGCTGGTCGTAGTTTCCGTGATGGACAAATGCGCGGATCAGAACAAGCCCCAGCAGGTATGAGTGAACCAACTAGAGAATTTGCCAAGAGGCTGATTCCTCAACTTATTCAACAATTAGCGAGAAAACGATAATGGCTGATATTAAAATCACCCTTGAACTGGACAGTCAACAATATGAAGGCAGTCTAAAGAAAGTAGATGCGGCTACCAATGCCACAGCTGAAAACGCCAAGAAAAAAGCTGGCGAAATGGGTGAAGCATTTGACAAACTACATGAACACCTAGAAAAACTAGCAGGTAAACTAGAAGGTATCACTGGCCTACTAGCAGGTGTTGGCTTTGCTGAGTTTATCAAAGGTGCTATGGAAGCTGGCACACAGGCTGTGGAGATGGGTGAGAAATTTGGCATCTCCACTGCTAAAATGTTGGAAATCAATGCGGCGGCTGGTGCGGCTGGCATTGGTGGTGAAAAAGTAGCCAACATGATGAACAAGATGTTGGTGTCAGCACAACAGGCATCAGAAGGCAATCTCAAACTACGCGATGCACTTAATCAACTGGGCACATCAACAGACTACCTAAGAACACACGATGCTTCAGAAGCCTTTGACAAGCAGGCTCACGCACTTGCCGCCATGGAAGATCCTGCTAGAAGAGCTGGTCTAGCACAAGAAATATTTGGCAAAGCCGCACGAAGCACCAACTGGGTTGAACTTGCAGGCCAATTAGACAAATATCGTGACACACAAGATCAATATGCTGAAGCCGCAGAAAAGGCCAAGGCAACCACTATCGCATTTAATACATTTGTCACAGAATTAAAATTATCAGTGTTAGAAGCACTAGAACCATTTCAACCATTTATTCAAGCATTCCTTAACAGCAAAGTAGCCATTGACCTAGCTCTAGGAGCCATGGCTGGACTGGGCGTTATTGCTGGCATTATTGGTCTTTATAAAGCATGGACTATGGCTGTTGAAGCCTATAGACTAGTTCAAATTGGAGCCAACCTAGCATTAGGTGCTTTTGAAGCCTTATGCAGTCCTGTGGTATTAGCCATTGCAGGTGTTGTTGCCGCATTGGCAACCTTATATGTGGCCTATGAAGTGGTCACAGGCAAAGTCAGTTCATTCTCAGAAGGATTCAAACAACTGGGCAATGATATTGGCAATATGGCTGGGTCTGCATTTGACAAACTAACTGGCCTAATCAACAAGAACACAGATGCTTTAGATAAAAATAAAAAAGCTGGCCATGAAGCAGGTGCGGCTGTGCTTACAGGTGGCGATCGTGATATGAACGCCAAAGGTCTTGCTGACCTAGAAAAAATGTATGCACAAATGACGCTTAATAATGATCTAGCTGTTCAGCGTCTAGAAACAGAATTAAAATATGTCAGTGCCAGCGATGCAGTTCGCGCGGCCAAGATGCAAGAATTTGATACTGATGCCAAATACCAAAGAGATATTCTAGCTTTCCAAGAGAAACGCAAAGCCCTAATGGCAGACACTACTCGTGGTGCTAGTCATAGCAAAGAAATCGCTGAAATTGATCAAATGATTGCTAGTCTGCAGAATCAAAAGGAAAAAACTGCTGAATTAAAACAGGCCATTGTTGAAGGAACTCATGCACGCCAAGAAGCATTGGCATTAGAAAAACAACTACAAGGTCTGGCTAATGAACGCTTGGCCCTAGAAGAAGAATTTAATGACTATACCATGACTGCTGATCAACGCAAACTAGAAGTCTTGGATATTCAATTGAGAAAACAAATTGAACTTATTCGTGCGAGATTTGCGGCTGATCAAGGAACTAACGATCAAAGTCAATGGAGCACCACTGCTATTGAAAAATACAAGGACGAAGTTGATCAAGTGACCACTTCAATGGGTAAACTTAAAGATCAAGCACAGAAAAATATTGCACAGTCTAGAGATTTTGGTGATAATTGGACCAGAGCTATGAACCAATATCAGTCTGATGCAACCAATGGTGGTAAGATTGCTGATGATGCATTTAAATCATTTACATCTAACACAGAAAAGTATTTTGAAAGCCTAGCAACAGGTGGTAAAATGACCTTTAATGATTTGATGAATGCAGTTATTACAGATATCATCAAAATGGAGATCAAAGCCGCAACATCAAGCCTATTCTCTATGTTTGGAACACCAGGTGGTGCAACTTCACAAGGTAGTGGACTATTAGGAGCGATAGGCGGTCTATTTGGTGGCGGACATGCCATGGGTGGATCAATTCCAGCAGGACAAATTGGACTTGTGGGTGAACAAGGTCCTGAATTAGTTCGTGGTCCTGCCGCAGTAACCAATGCCAATCAAACAGCGGACATGATGGGCAGTCAAACCACACACAACTACAATATCAATGCTATTGATGCCAAGTCAGTGGCACAGTTATTTGCTGACAACCGTATGACCATGTTTGCCATGAATGAACAAGCTCGCCGCGAACTACCAATGAGGACTAATATATAATGGCTGGACTACAAAGAATAATCAACGCCTGTGAAGAATTAAACATAGATCGCCGCCGTGTGTTAGGTGTGCAGTATACACGCTCTGAGATTGCCAAAATAGGTGAAACACCCACACGCAATCCATGGCGCTTTAATCTTAAGATATCAGCGGCTCTACCCTATAGCACCAACCGTGATCTATTAGAAACTATTGATTGGTTAGATCGCAGATACACAGAAGACATTGGCTTTTCAACAGCCAATGGTGCCAGTGCAGGCCTAGCCTATATGTTTGCCTATCAAGGACTGTTAAACTCAACAATACAGGCACAAATTACTGTGAATTCATTTTCAGGCAATCAATTGACCTTAAACATTCCTAATAGTGTTGTCACAGGCACAGTTGTTTTCAAACAAGGTGACCTAATACAGATCAAAGGTTATAGCCATCCTTTTACAGTAGTAGGACCAGCCGC